GGGCCATCACCGATGTGGCAGACGTAGTCGAGAAAGCCGCCGTGCAGCAGGGTATGAACGCAGAGCAAGCCGCCTTCTGGCGCCAGCAAGTCTTGGGAGTCCAATGAGCCAGCCCGGCGACGTCATAAGGATCATCGACCTGAACTCCCCGGAGCTGCCGGCCTCGGTGCGCGAGATCCCCGACACCATGGACCCGCTTGCCGAAGGCGTGCTGATGAAGCACCAGCGAGAGTGGATCAAGCAGATCCACGAGTTCGACCTGAACGTCGCGGAGAAGGGACGGCGTACCGGCATCACCTACGCCACCGCCCTGGACGACTCCATCACCGCCTCCAGCAACAAGATGGCCGGCGGTGACAATGTCTACTACATCGGCGACACAAAGGAGAAGGGCCTCGAATTCATCGGCTACGTCGCCAAGATGGCCAAGGTAATGGCCATGGCTATGGCCGACGGCTGGAACGGCATCGAGGTGTTCCTTTTCGAGGACCAGCAGGACGATGGCACCTCCAAGCACATCACCTCCTACAGGATCAGGTTCGCCTCCGGCTTCCAGGTCGTCGCACTCTCCAGCAACCCGGCAAACATCCGTGGTCTCCAGGGGATCGTCAACATCGACGAGGCTGCGTTCCACAAGGCCGTGCAGGCCGTCATCGACGCCTGTACCGCGCTCCTCATCTGGGGCGGCAAGATCAGGATCATCTCCACCCACAACGGCCAGAAGAACCCGTTCAACCAGCTCATCAAGGATGCCCGCGCCGGCCTGAACTCCTACAAGGTGTTCCACTGCACCTTCGACGATGCCGTCGACAACGGGCTCTACAAGCGCGTCTGCCTCACCAAGGGCCTGCCCTGGACCGCCGAGGCGCAAACGGCCTGGTACGAGAAGATCCGCAAAGGCTACGGCACCAACACCGCAGCCATGAAGGAGGAGCTTGACGCCATTCCTCGGGAAGGCTCCGGCGTCGCGATCCCCGGCATCCTGGTCGAGCGCGCCATGAAGGAAGTGCGCCCTGTGATCCGGCTGGCGCTCAGCACCGAATTCGCCATGAAGGACATGGCCTACCGGGACTCATGGATCGCCGAGTGGATACGCATCAACGTCGACCCGTGCCTCGCGCTCCTGGACAAAACCCGCTGCCATTACTTCGGCTCCGACTACGCGCGCCACGGCGACTTCGCCGTCTTCGGTCCAATGACCATCGAGCAGGATCTGACCCGCAAGGTCCCCTTCATCTTGGAGATGCACAACGTCCCGACCCGGCACCAGACGCAGATCATCTGGTACATCATCGACCGGTTGCCTCGCTTTGTAGCCGGCGCAATGGACGCCACCGGCAACGGCGCCACCATAGCGGAGTACACCGCTGAGAAGTACGGCATGAATCGCATCTTCCAGGTGATGATCAATGACTCCTGGTACCGGGAGAACATGGTGCCGTTTCAAAGGGCATTTGAAGACGACATGATGGACGTTCCCAGGGATGCCGACATCCTGAATGACTTGCGCGCCCTGGAGCTGATCGACGGCATCATCAAGCTGCCGAAGCTCCGGCAGCAGGACACCAAGGACGCAGCATTCAAGAGGCACGGCGACGGCGCCATCATGCTGGCCATGGGCCACTTTGCCACCCGGCAGGATGGTATCACGGTCTACGAGCACCACCGCATCAATGCCGACACCATCAAGGACCTCCCCCGGCCGATCAAGCTGACCGCCGGTTTCGGCCGAACCAAAGGAGCATGGTAATGCCCGAAGTCACCCTTTACGACGCCTTCAACAGGCCTATAAAAAAGCAGGATCTGGTGCGTGAGTTCGCCGCCCCGAGCCTCACCGGCATCCGCACCCTGTTCACCAATACCGTCGCCTCCGGCATCACCCCCGAGCGCCTCGCCAGTCTGCTGCAGCGCGCCGTCGACGGCGACCCCCACGATTACCTGACCCTCGCAGAGGAGATGGAGGAGAAGGAGCCCCACTACGCCAGCGTGCTCGCTACCCGTAAGCGCGCCGTCGCCAAGCTCCCCACCCAGATCGAAGCCGCCAGCGACTCAGCAAAGGACATTGAAATTGCCGATGCCGTGCGCGAGCTGATCAAACGCGCCGGCTACAAGGCCCTGAAGGAAGACCTGCTCGACGCTCTGGGCAAAGGCTACTCGGCCGTAGAGATCGACTGGGACAAGGGCGGCAAACGGTGGTTCCCCCGTGCGTACAAATGGCGCGATCCCCGCTTCTTCACCTTCGACCGGGTGACCCGCACAGAACTGCGCCTGCTCGATGAATCGAACATGCTGGAGGGCGTCGAGCTGCCGCCCTACAAATTCATCGTCCACTTCCCCAAGTTGAAGAGCGGCATCCCGATCCGCGGCGGCCTCGCCCGCCTGGTCGCCTGGTCCTACATGGCCAAGATGTACAACTTCAAGGATTGGCTTGCCTTCGTGGAGATCTTCGGAATGCCGCTGCGCGTCGGCAAGTACGGCACCAACGCCCTCCCCGAAGATATTCAGGTCCTTAAGACCGCCGTCGCCAACCTTGGGAGCGATGCCGCCGCAGTACTCCCCGAGAGCATGAAGATCGAGTTCGAGAAGGCCGCCCAGGCCACCGGCGGAGAAAAGCTTTTCCAGGGGCTCGCGGAGTGGGTCGACAAGCAGACCAGCAAGGCCGTCCTCGGCCAGACCATGACCGCCGACGACGGCTCCAGCCAGGCCCAGGCCAAAGTCCACGACGAAGTGCGTGGCGACATCACCGAGAGCGACGCCGAGCAGCTGGAGGAGACGCTCAACCTGCACCTGGTCAAGCCCTTCGTCGACCTCAACTTCGGCCACCAGGACGTCTACCCGACCCTTCAGCTCTACATTAAGAAGCCCGAGGACATCGCCGCCCTTACCAACGCCCTGGACAAGCTGGTTCCCCTGGGGCTCAAGGTCGAGCAGAGCGTGATACGCGACCGGCTCAACCTGCCGGATCCCGACCCCAAGGCCAAGCCCGAGGATCTTCTGGGAGCGCCGGCCGGCGTGCAAACACCCCCGGAGAAGGGCGCCGCCCTAAACCACCAGGCCTGCAGCTGCCCGCACTGCAGCACCGCCCTGAACCAGGAAGGCGCCGCCGCACCCGACGTGGCCGACGACTTCGCCCACCGACTCGGCAACGAAGCGGCCAAAGCGATGGACGCCATGATCGACCAGGTGCGCCAGCTGGTGATGACCGCCGAAAGCCTCGAGGAGATTCGCGACCAACTCTTCGCCCTGTACCCGCAGATGAACAGCGCCACCATGGGCGAGTTGCTGGCCACCGCCCTGACCAGCGCCAACCTGGCAGGCCGCGCCGAGGTAGCCGATGGCGACTAAAGCCGACTGGGGCAACCTCCCCTTTGAAGAGGCCATCACCTTCTTTCGCTCCAAGGTCAAGATCCCCACAGAGCGCTGGAACGATCTCCTGCAGGAAGAGCACGACATGGGCTTCATGGTAGCCGGCGCCACCAAGGCCGAGTTGCTCACCGACTTCCAGGGCGCCATCGACACCGCGATCGCCGAGGGCACCACCCTCGAAACCTTCCGCAAAGAGTTCGACAACATCGTCGCCAAGCACGGCTGGAGCTACAAAGGCGCGCGCGGCTGGCGCAGCGAAGTCATCTACAGCACCAACATCCGGAGCGCCTACCAGGCCGGCCGCTTCCAGCAGATGACCGATCCCGACGTGCTGGCCTACCGTCCCAACTGGCTTTACCAGCACGGCGACAGCATCAGGCCGCGCCCCCCGCACCAGTCCTGGAGCGGCACCGTCCTCCCGGCGAATGATCCCTGGTGGTTGACCCACTTCACCCCCAACGGCTGGGGCTGCAAGTGCCGGGTGGTCGCCCTGAGCGATCGCGACATGAAGCGCCGCGACCTGGTCATGAGCAAGCGCCCCGACGACGGCACCTACGAGTGGCTCAACAAGAAGACCGGCGAGCTGCAGGAGATACCCAACGGCATCGACCCCGGCTGGAACTACACTCCCGGCCGCGCCCCGGCGAAAGATCGCGAGCGCATCCTGAAGGGCATGATAGCCGGCGTCCCCAAAGACCTGCAGGACCTGGTAAGAGCCGAGGCCGGCCTATGATGAACCATCAGTCGGATACGTCCGCTCAGTCCGAGGAGCCCTGACCATGGCCGGCGCCTTCACCGTCCTAAGCAAGATCGACGACCGCGCCATCCAGCGCGAGCTGCAGCGCCTGGAGAAAAAAGCAGGCGACCTGCACCCCTGCCTGGCGAACATCGGCGAGTACCTGGTCGAGTCCACCCAGGGGCGCTTCACCAAAGAAGAAGACCCGGCCGGCGTCAAATGGGCGGCGCTGAAGCAGTCGACCAAGGACAGGAAGAAGCACACGAAGATCCTTACCGAATCGAGCGGCCTGCGCGACAGCATCATCTACGCCGTCCGGAACAACGGCCTGCGAGTCGGCACCGACAAGATCTACGCTGCCCCGCATCAGTTCGGCATAGACAAGGACCTGCACGTCCCGGCGCACAAGCGCCTGGTCAAAACAGCCTTTGGCAAACCCCTGAAGTTTCCGGTCTGGGCGCAGGTAAAAGCCCACACCTTCAACCCAAAACTGCCGGCCAGGGAGTTCCTCGGGTTCAGCGCCGAAGACCGGACCGAGATCATCGAGATCACCAAAGACTTCATCACCCGTTGAGGGCGCCAAATTTGCCCTACAGCAGGTTAGGGGGCAAAGAGGTACGCGCCGGAGTCGCCAAGGCCGCTGCAGCGATTTTTAAATGGGGTTTTAATGCGGTTGCAAAACAGGTCGCTGATGTTTTTTGAAGCGCCTCAAAAGAATTCGTCTCAACAAAGGGTTACTGTGCGAATACGCACAGCGGAGGAAGGATGAGAATTTTGATTGTAGAAGGCAGCCCCGGCGTCGGTCTCGCCATAGCCCAGGCCCTTTGCGCTGAGCAGCAACCCCCGTGCATGGCCCTCAACTTCGAGATCGTCGCCGCCCCCGAGGCCCCGGAGTGGATCCAGCTGCTTCCCGCTGGCCAGATCATCACCGGTCGCGACGGTCGCACCTGGATCAACGACCGGCCCGAGAACATCCTTGCCGCCTTTGCCGCCGACGGGAAAGACCTCCCTATCGACTGGGAGCACAGCACCCAGCTCAAGGCGCCCAAAGGCGAGGCAGCCCCCGCCGCCGGCTGGATCAAGGAAATGGAGCTGCGTGCCGGTTCCATATGGGGCCGAGTCGAGTGGACCGGCAAGGGCGCCGCCACCGTGATCAGCCGGGAGAACCGGTATATCAGCCCCGTCTTCCACTTTGAAATAGAAACCAACCGCATCTTCCGGATCGTCTCCTGCGGCCTGACCAATCAACCGAACCTTCACCTCGATGCGTTAAATCATGAAAAGGAGTCCAACATGCTCAAAAAGCTGCTGGTGGCACTCGCCCTGCCCGAGACCACTACCGAGGACATGGCCATCAACCATGTCATCACCCTGAAGTCCGACCACGCCATCGCCCTGAACCAGGCAAAGAACCCGCCTCTCAACCTGTTCGTCCCCAGGGCCGACTACGACACCGCGATGAACCGCGTCACCACCGCCGAGGGCAAGATCACCGCCATCGAGACCGCCAACCTGGAGACCGCCATCAACACCGAGATCGACGCGGCACTGGCAGCCGGCAAGATCACCCCGGCGACCAAGGAGTACCACGTCGCAGCCTGCAGGGAGAAAGGTGGCCTGGACCGCTTCAAGGCCTTTGCCCAAGTAGCCCCGGTGGTCGCCGCCGACACCGGCCTGGACAACAAGAAGCTGGCCGATGGTGTAGCTCTCAACGCCGAAGAGAAGTCCCTCTGCCTCGCAATGAACATCAGCGAGGAAGACTACATCAAGGCCAACAAGTAACCCGCCAACCCTAAAACCCTTTACCGGAGGCAGATATGTCAGCACTCACCGCAGAGAGAAACACCAAGCGCCGCACCGGCGACCGCCTCAGCCTTGGCATCGCCGCAAACAAGAAGATCTTTGCCGGCTCCCTGGTCGCCCGCGACGCCAGCGGCAACGCTACCCCCGGCGCAACCGCCACCACGCTGCTCGGCATGGGCCGCGCCATGGAAACCGTCGACAACACCGGCGGCCTTGCCGATGCACTGCAGGTTCCCATTGAGAAAGGCGTTTTCCATTTCGCCAACTCCGTCGGCGATCCCGCAGCCAAGGCCGACATCGGCAACACCTGCTACATCGAAGACGATCAGACCGTCAGCAAAACCAACGCCGGCGGCAACACCCAGTCCGTGGCCGGCATCATCGAGGACGTTGACGCAGCCGGTGTCTGGGTCAGGTTTGAATAACCCTTTAACCAACCTTTAACAGGAGGATACATCCATGATCATCAACGGCGCCAACCTCGCCATTCTGTTTCGAGCCTTCAAGGCGGCATTCCAGAAAGGCTTTACGGGGAGCACTCCCCAGTGGAACAAGGTCGCCACCCTGGTACCTTCGTCCACCGGTACTGAGGACTACGGCTGGCTCGGCCAGATCCCCGGCATGCGCGAGTGGGTCGGCGATCGCCAGATCCAGAACCTTGCCCTGCACAGCTACAGCATCAAGAACAAACCGTTCGAGTCGACCGTCGGCGTCAACCGCGACAACATCAAAGACGACCAGTTCGGCATCTATTCCCCGCTCTTCGAGATGCTCGGCCAGAACTGCACCGAGCACCCCGACCGGCTCGTCTTTGCCCTGCTCGCCGCCGGCTTCACCACCGCCTGCTACGACGGCCAGAACTTCTTAGATACCGACCATCCCGTCCTGGATGAAAACGGTGAAGCGCAGAGTGTATCTAACGTACAGGCTGGCGCCGCTGCTCCCTGGTACCTCCTGGACACCCGTCGTCCGCTCAAGCCGATCATCTACCAAGAGCGCGAGAAGCCCAACTTCGTCGCCATGGACGCGGAGAACGACACCAACGTCTTCATGCGCAAAGAGTACATCTACGGCGTCGACTGCCGCTGCAACGTCGGTTTCGGTTTCTGGCAGATGGCCTTCGGTTCCAAGTTGGAGCTCGACGCAGCCAACTTCGAAGCAGCCTACAACGCCATGGGCGCCTTCAAGGGCGACGGCAACCGGCCTCTCGGCATCATGCCCAACCTGCTCGTAGTCGGAGCCAGCAACGCCAGCGCCGGCAAGAAGGTCGTCGAGGCCCAGCTGATCAACGGCGGCGACAGCAACATCAACTACCAGCGGGTCGACCTGCTCATCTGCCCCTGGCTGCCGTAACCATCAATTTCCAGTAAAGGGGGAGGCTCAGCCTCCCTCGAAGGAGTCAACTTGAAAACTCACAGCTTCAGCTTCTTTATCATGCTCCTGGTGCTCGCCCTGCTGGCCCCGGTCGTCACCACCGCCGCCCCGGCCGGCAAGCTGGTCAAAGGCCCCAACGGCGAATTCATCCAGACCTCCTCCCCATACCCGCCGGCCAGCGCCTGCAGCACGGCCACCACCACCAAAGGGACCATCGCCACCGTCACCGTCGCCGGCTACAGCCAGCTCTGCTGGGACGCCAGCGGCAGCAACCACGCCGCCATCCGTATCAAGCGGCACCTGGGGAGCAACACCGCCTACATGCCCGGCACCGGCGACTGCATCGGCCTCAACAAAGACATGACCACCATCGTCTTTAAACCCTACTCGGCCACTGGAGCGGAATACACCGTCTGCACCGAACTGACCCGGGGAGGAGTGACGCCATGATCCAGATCACCAGCAAGCGGGACGGCTTTCGCCGCTGCGGGGTAGCCCACCCCAAGAGCACCACCCAGTACCCCGACAATCGCTTCACCGCCGAACAGCTGAAGATCCTGCAGGCCGAGCCGATGCTGGTAGTCCAGGTTGTAGATGGCGGCGCCGGGCAGGGCGGCAAGTCCGAGCAGTCCAAACGCCTCAACGTACCCGACACCGTGGCTCTGGTCCTGGCAGCCACGACCCTCGAAGAACTGAACACCTTTGCCGAGGGCGAAGACCGCAAAGGCGTCCTGGACGCCATCGCCAAAAGAGGCGCCGAGCTGGCCGCCGCAAGCAAGCTCGAGCAGCCCGAGAAGTCCGACCAGTCGGAATAGTCCGACCAGTCAGAGGTAAAACCCCAGGGGCGGCCCGACCGGCCGCCCCCTTTTAAGAGGTCCCCATGTACTGCATGCTCGACGACATCAAAAAGCAGATCCCGGCCGAGACCATCATCCAGCTCACCGATGACGACCAGGTCGGCATCACCATGGAAATGATCGTCGCAGCCCTTGCCGGCGGCGAGCCCCCCGAGCCCGACCCGGATCCGGAAGCGGAGGTAGATCCTGCCCTTGCTCCGGCCGCCGAGGCCGCAGCCGGTTACATCACCGAAGCGATCGCCAGCGCCGACAGCGAGATAGACGGCTACTGCAGTGTCAAGTACGCCGTCCCCTTTGTCGTGGTGCCCGCCATCGTCAAGAAGATCTCCGCGCACCTGGCGATCTACAACCTCTACGCTCGGCGGGTGGAGACCATGCCCGAGGTGCGGGCAGCAAATCAGAAGAACTCTATAGACCTTCTAAAGAGCATCTCACGGGGGATCGTCAAACTCGGAGAAGTAGCAGACACAGCGCCAGTCCAGCCGCAGCAGAGCCCAGTTATCACCAGTAGCCCCAGGCTTTTCGGGCGTGACAAAATGAGAGGGCTGTAGATGATCACGGCCATCGAGGAGGCTGTCCTCACCAGGATCACCACGCGGATCGCCGAGCTCAAGACCGGCGGCAACCAGAAAGACACCCGGCAACTCCTTACCGCTAACGCCGTGGCCGTCGCCTGTCTGGAGGGGACATTCGAGAGTGTGACCAGAACCAGCTGGCGCCAGAACGTAACCGTAAGCGTCCTGGTCAAGTTCAAAAATATGCAGTCAGAGGAGGCTCGCCGCAACGGCATCAACCCTCTTTGTGAGGGGATCATCCTGCTGCTGGTCGGTCAAAAGCTCAACCTGGGCATAAAAGAACTGCAACCCAAAAGCTTTAAAGACGTAACCAACGAGGAAAAATACACGGCCGGGGTGATCGAGTACCTGATCGAATTCACCACCGCGTATCACATAGAAAAACAGGACGACGAAGTAGTCACCGACCTGCTCACCGTCGGCCTCTCCTATCTGCTCAAGCCCGGCGACGCCGTAGTCGACGCCACCGACACCATAGACCTGCCGGATCTGCCAAAGGGGTGAAACGGCAAATGACCAATTTCAACAGGAGGATCACATGCTAGTCCTATCAGCCCCCGGCACCCGCACCCCGATGGAGACCAACCCTCGGGAGTACGTCACCGACGCCGAGCCCCTCGACGTCCCGGATACCACCTATTACCGCCGCCTGCTGGACGACGGCTCCCTGGTCGAAGCTCGACTCGGCAAAAAGAAATCAGGAGGTGATCAGTAATGCCATCGAAAAACATCAGCTTCGACGCGATCCCCAGCAGCATCCGGAAGCCCGGCAAGTACTTCGAGTTCAACACGCGCCTCGCCGTCCGGACACTGCCTGCCAACCTGCAGAAGATGCTCATCATCGCACAGCGCCTGGTCGCCGGCACCGTCGCCGCCCTGGTCCCGACCAACGTCTTCAGCGACGCCGAGGCCGCCACCTACTTCGGCAACGGCTCCAACGCGCACCTCATGTGCCGCGCCGCGATCAAGGCCAACCCCTACCTGCAACTCACCGTCTGCGCCCTGGACGACAACGGCGCCGGCGCAGCCGCCACCGGCACCATCACCATCACCGGCCCGGCCACCGGCCCCGGCGTGATCCGTCTCTTCGTCGGCAACCGCCGCATCGAGATGGCCATCGCCACCGGAGCCGCAGCCAACGCCATCGCCGCCGCCTTGAAGGCCGAGATCGACAAGTACGCGGACCTGCCCGTCACCGCCGCCGTGGCCGAGGCCGTCATCACCCTGACCGCCAGGCACAAAGGCACCATCGGCAACCTGGTCGACCTGGTCACCGAAGTCACCGCCGCCGGCGTAGCCTCCGCAGTCGTCGCCATGGCCGCCGGTGCCACCGATCCGGACACGGCCACCGCCTACGCCAAAGTCTTCGCCGAGCAGTACCACATCATCGCCATCCCCTACGTCGACGCCACCGCGATCGGCGCGCTGAAAACGCATTTGGACTCCGTATCCGGCCCCATGGAGCAGCGCCCCGGCATCGGCATCTATGCCATCGACTCGGCGCTCGCCACCGCGACTACGCTTTCGGCCTCCATCAACAGCGGCCGCATCGCCGGCGCGTTCCTGCGCGGGACCAAAAGCCCCAGCTACGAAGTCGCCGCCGCCCTGGCTGCAGTCATCGCCTTTGAGGAAGACCCGGCGCGGCCGCTCAACACCCTGGCTCTCACCGGCATCGCCGCCCCCGACGTCACGCAGCGCCTCAGCCGCACCGAGCAGGAGAACTGCCTGAACAACGGCACCCTGCCGCTGGAAGTCGGCCCCGGCGAAGTCGTCCAGATCGTTCGCGCCGTCACCACGTACCTGAAGGACGCGCAGAACATAGACGACATCAGCCTCCTGGATCTCACCACCATCCGCACCCTGGACTACGTGAGGAAAGCCTGTCGCGATCGCATCGCCCTGCGCTTTCCCCGGGAGAAGCTCTCCAGCAAGACCCCGCCCAAGGTGCGAAGCGAGCTGATCGACGTACTCAAGAAGCTGGAGGATCTGGAGATCGTCGAGGAAGTGAGTGCGAACCTGCCCGGGCTGATCGTCGAGCGCGACCTCCAGGACCCGAACCGGCTCGACGCCAAGATCCCGACCGATGTCGTGAACGGTTTGCACGTCTTTGCCGCCCGCATCGATCTGCTGCTTTAACAATCATTAAACGGAGGTTTAAACCATGGACGAATACGTTTCCACCGTCTCCCTGGAATGCAACGGCCAGGAGATAGACGACTTCCAGACCTTTGAGGAAGATCCCAGGGTCCTGCGCGCCGCAGTCAAGCTGATGAAGAAGACCGGCGTCATGGGCGTCACCCCCCAGTACGGCTTTACCGTCGGCTACGTCATCCCCCGGAACAAGCCCGAGTTCGACTTTGAAAACGTCCAGGATGGCACCTTCGTCGTCGACTACGAAAACGGCACCCGCGTCACCTTCACCGGCGTTTCCGTCCTGGAGATAGGCGCCGTCAAGTCAGACGGCCAGAAGGAAACCACCAAGGACATCAAGTTCATCGCCGCCAACCGGGTGAAGGAGTAAGCCATGCAGATAACCGGTACCTTCACCGAAGGCATCATCACCGAAGACGGCCGCATCCTGCGCGATTTCACCCTGGTCGAGCAAACCTTCCGGACCACCCTGGAGATCGCCCACGACCAGGACATAGACAAGGACCTCATCAACGACGAGGTCTACTACTCCGCTTGCCTCGTTGCCAAGCGGCTGAGTGTCGACGGCCTCGACAAGGTCACCCCGGAGCAGGTCCTCGACCTGAGCGCCCTGGACAGCGCCGAGCTGACCGGGCAGATCTATTCCCTGGAGCGGCAGCGGTCCAACTTTCGAAGCGCGGCACAAGCCGCAGCGGAAGAAAGAGCTCGCGCTGCTGAAGCTGGGACTGACCCGGCCTGAGATCGACGCCATGGCCATTGACGAAGGCGATGCCTACCTGATCGCCTACGACGAGATCCTGAACCCCGACCGCCCCAAGAAGTACAAGGTGCGGGGCAAGAAGAAAAAGAAGTAGCCCCTGATCAGCACCCGGAGCCCCCGATGGACATGAAGCTGTTCCTGCAAATAATGGCAAACGCCAGCGGCCTGAAGCGCGAGATGAAGGAGTCAAGCACCTCCGTCACCCGCTTCACCCAAGGAGCCAAGCGCGAGCTCGATGCCCTCAAAGGCACCTTCGGCACCCTGCAGGGCAAGCTAGCCGGCATCGGCGTCACCATCGGCGCCATGCAGCAGCTCACCCAGTCGGCCCGGCTGGACAAGGGGCTGGTCCAGGTGCGGCAGACCGCAGGCGAAGGGCAGGAGATGGTCAAGGGCCTGCGCCGCGAATTCTTCCTCATGTCCAAAGACACCGGCCAGCAGGTAGAAGGGCTCAAGGACGGCTTCGACAACCTGATCGCCTCCGGCCAGTCTTGGAAGGCAGCACTCGAGTCCACCAAGGGCATCAACATCGCCCAGGCCGTCACCGGCGCCCAGGGCAACGTCCTGGCCGGTGGCCTCACTGTCGGCGCCACCGCCTTCAACATCGACCTGGAAAAGCCGGGCAAGGCGCTGGAGCTTTTAGACAAGATGACCGTAGCCGGGCGGCAGGGGAACGCCGAGCTGCAAAACCTCGCCGACATCTTCGGCCGAGTCGGCGTCAACGCTGCCTCCGCCGGCATGGGCTTCGACTCCACCCTCGCTTTCGTCGAGGCGCTCTCCCTGGTCGAGAAATCCCCGGAGCGGCTCGCCACCCTGGCCGACTCCACCCTGCGCGTCTTCACCAATTTA